AAGTAAAAAAATAGGAGCCTCTAGTAAGATATATTTATACTAGAGGCTCCTTTAGTTAGCTAAGGTTAGCCGTTAACTGCCATAATGAATCCAGTCTCTGGACGCAATACCTGAGTACCATACAAGCGGTCTGCAGTGTACAAGGTTCCTAAGAACTCTTGCTTGTACTGTGTCTGTGAACGGATACCTTGTTGCTCTGCGAGTACCATGGTGTCTTTATGACCCAATAGGGCGCCACGTACACGACCGCCAGCAGAGTTCTCCGAAGCAGTCTCAAGAGTAGGACAGTTAGTAGATACATAAATGTCTACACCATACAACTCACCAATCTTACCATTTACAACACCTTGACCATTAACGAAGTCAGAACTAACATAACGATCAATACCCATGATAGCATTACGTAGCGCAGGCGGGATAACTAAGAAACGTCCATCCATAGGACAGTCAGCATCATCCATCTTCTGAATCATATCACGGAAGAAGTCGTCTTCAAATACGTCTGCTGTTACTAAAGTATTATCAGCAAAGACAGTAGTACCTGAGGAAGCATCATTGTAGAAAGTAGCTGAGGTTACCCATACAGAACCATCACCATCACCGAAGGACTTACCTAGCTCAAACATATCAGAGTCTACTTGCTTACCTAGGGCATAGCCAGCATCACCTGTGTAGAACTGACGTAACGAAGCGAGTGCTTGTACGTTAGTAATGTCTTCAATCATACGTGAGTATTCAAAGTGCTTGTTTACAGTAACAACTACTTCGGTTTCAACGTCCATCTGTACTGTTACTGCTGTGTTAGCTGCTTTAGCGGTAGCGGCTCCACGTGTAGGCTTAGGGATATGAATAGTATCACCCTTCTTGCCTGACATACTGATCTTCTTGGTTAATGGTGCTAATACTAAGTTTTGCTCATAAGCAGCCACAACTTCGTCAGACCAGATTTCTGGAATGAACGTAGAAGCAGAAGCGTTATCGACAAAACCACCTGTGGCGGGATATACTGAATCAGTCATTTTAAATTTCTCTATTTGTTAAGGTTTATTTGACCCGTTTCTCTTGGTAAGCTTGTGCAATATCATCAGATAACGCTAAGTAGCGATCAGGGTCTGTTTTCATAAGTTTAATAATATCAGCTCGTCTGTAGATTTTTTTGGAAGTGCTAGAATCAGGGTTGCCACGGGTAGAACCCATAGACCCTTCTTTGACAGCTTTCTGTCTTCCTTCTTTCTCAGCCTGAAGTGTTTGATTAATAGCACCACTACGATCTTTCCATAAGGAGAAGATTTCGTCTGCGGCTTCTACATCAAAGTGTTGATCTGCTTGGACAAACATACGTGTCCGTATTTTAGAGGCTTTAATCCATTCTGCGAACTTAGGGTCATTTACGATCTGGGGTATCTCAGGATGATTGTCTTTCAGAAGTGCCATTGAGGTTTGCTGTTTATAAGCCCTCGTTGATTCCTCTGCTGCCCTAACGGAAGGGTGATTGTCTATAGCGTGGCTCATTGCCTTCTCAGGGTCTGAGTAAAAATCTATTTCTTCGGGGGTATCAGCAGGGGCTTGTGCGGCCTCATTTGACGTGAGTTGTGTGTTGATATAGCTATCGACTACGTTACGTAAGTCACCTACTTCTGAAGATTGACGACCTAGGAGCTTCTCAGCCTCTTGGTGCATCCGTACTACATCTTCCAACGACTTACCATTGTACTTATCAGGGAATGCTTCAGGTGCAGGTGCTGCCTCAGGTGTTGCCTCTTGCGAAGGTGCCTGTGCTTCTTCTGTATCTGTAGCCATATCATCTAAGCTATCAAAACGCTCATTACTTAATTCCTCGTTGAGGATTACTGCTGTCATATTAAACTCCGTACCTTAGTATTGTGGAGAGATTAAAAATGAAAGTTCCTAACTATCAGGGTTAGCTTTCTCTGCTTTTGCTCTGCCTCGTTCATGTTCTTTAATCCACTTCATAGTGGCACCAGCGAAGTCGCCAGAGAAAGGTTCAAGTACGGGGCGTGGGGAACAAACTTGTCTGGTTGCTTCGGCTGTACAGTCCTTACACAGTTGTGTGTCAGGTGAGCCTTTAACCATATGTTCGTTGACGTGCCCTAAGACACATTTGTAGTCATAAAATCTAAACATCGTCTAGTGACCTTTGGGATTCTTCTTGACCGAAACGTGTAGTCTCTTCAAGATTTAGGATAGCACCAATGATGTTCAGTTGGCCCTTACGGAAGTAAAGGTCATTGTTGTCTTTGGCACCTTCGATAGAATCAATATTAGCTGTGTTGGCTTGTAAGTCAGTAATGAATGTTTTCCAGCCTTCTGTACGGAAGAGGTCACCCATCTGTCTAAAGTAAAGCTCTAGCTCTTGTTCTGTCATATCTTACCTATAGTATAGCATATTATTTATAAAAAGTCAAGTTATTTCTTTACTTTCTCCTCTTTATGTGGTATGGCCTCTAAAGCAGCAAGTTTACTTTCTAAACTATTCACTCTATTGACTAAATACTCATAACTGGAATTGACCTGCTTAACTACATTCTCTAAGTCTCGCTGTGATACCATTACTTACTGCCTCTTGTTTATTCGCTTAAACTAATTATTGTGTATTACCGACTCAACACCTATTGTCAGTACAGCCTCCATGCCGTCTGATAGTGCTGTACGTATCTACATTAAGGGAGGCGCAGAGCCTTGTGTAGCTATTCGTTCTTTTAACTGCACCTCACGCTCCTTTAACATGCCCTCAGATACGCGTAGTCTACGTTCAAACTCTTTGTCGTCCTTATCACCAGCCTGTAGGTTAGTTGTGACAGCTTTTAGATGGGCTATCTCAAGTTCCTTAGGTACTGCTAGAGCTTCCTCATGTAGCTTATGTGCCCTCATTTTAGACTCTTCTGCCTGCATATTAAGTGCAGCAGTCTGTGAGGCTTGGAATGCAAGCTCGGACTGTTGAGCTTCCTGTTGAGCTTTCTGAGCTTCAGGGTTAGGCTGTGCAGCTTCTTCAATGAGCTTAATAAGTTCTTCACGATTTGACACATTCATGTTGTCTATAATAGACTTAAGCATGACTGGGTAATAAGGTGTATCCTTGCCCATAGTCTGTAATAATTGTACAAGTTGAGAAACTTCGTACTCCCTAGCAACAATTCCTAAGGTAGACGTAGCATTAAACTTATAGTCTGACACAGGATATAGTTCAGGCTCATACTGCATATAACGCCAAGCTGCTTTAGATACGAAAGGTATCAAGAAAGACTCTTGGAAGTTAATAAGAGTACGCTTATGGCGTTTAATGATAGCGCCTAATGACATAGATATACCAGCGGCTGTAGCTTCACCATTGATCTGACCACCAACTCCAGAGGAGTCAACAGCGCCAGTGGATTGCTGTACCATTGTCTGTAATGCCTGTGCTTGTGCAAAGGTTATCTGTGATACATTACCAAAGTTGAATGGGTTAATAATTTCACGAGGGTCACCATTAGTAAGCAGTAGTTTACCAGCGCGAATCTCAGGCTTAGTGCCCCTAGGGATGCGTGTAGCGTCCATAGCAAGCATAGGGTGTACTGTGAGTGCTAGGGCGTCTATACGTGCCCTTAGCTCGGCATCTAGAGCCTTCTGGCTGTTGTAACCTTTCTCACATACGCCACGACCCCAGAAACGACTAGGTACTACATCCCAAGGGAATGCAACAATAGGTCGGTCTTGCATCATAAACGGACTAGGTTCAGCTTTAAGGATAGTACCTTTGTTAGCTATGATGACACATGCTTCAATGTAATAACTTTCTTTGTCGTCCTCAGTAATTAAACTGGGGTCTTCCATCTCTTCTTCAAGAAGGTGACGAGGAACAAGGCCATAGTATTTAGTTAAGCGTGTCTTGTCATCTTGATAGATAGTTAAGTCTTGGTCAGCTTCAATGTTGAAATCATCATTAGCTGTACCCATGTAACCATCACGATAGACTCCAGACTCCTGTAGTTGTTCAACGATATGTGTACCTACAAACTCGTCAATGGCACAACCTAAGGCTTCATCTACGTTAGTTGCTGTAGGGTCAATACGAAAGTTCTGTGGTAAGATAGGACGTAAGCGTACAACTGTACGTTTGCTTATGTTAACGCCTACAGCTTCCATTGCTCCACCCATGACTTTCTCAGTCGCAGGTTTCATTTCATTAATTTCTTCTAAGACTACTTCGCCAACACCACTGCCAAATACTGCAGAGTTAAGAAGACATTCACTAATGTCCCTACGAACTTTAGCTGCTGCAAAGTCCTCATGGAGCTTGTTACGTAAGAATCCAATGTCCTCAGTCTCAGTGTCACCCATGTTATCTTTAATGTCAAAGAAGTTACCACGACCAAAGGTGGCCTCTTCTATCTCAGCTACGTTAGACTCTACGGCCTGCTGAAGTGCTGGTGCAATGATTTGTGAGCGTTCTGCTTTACGAGTCTTATCTGACTCAGCCCAAATACCACGCCATAAGCGATAATATTCTTGATGCTTTTGAGCATAGTTCTGCTCGTAGTAGTCTCCCCAGTCATCCACCTTGGTCATTACCCAGTCCTGTAGGTTCTGTTCAATGATGATAGGGTCTGTGCTTTCGTTGTTGTCTGCCATTCTCATAGGTTAGTATCCGCTAATTGAGTCGAGTGTTAAGTGGTCGTCCCACTCTTCAAAGTTACCTACATAAGTAACTTTAGCTAATTGATCTATATAGGCTAAGGAGTCTATTAAGTCATCGTGGGTTAAGGGGTCTGGAAATTGGAAGAGCTGATCTAGGAAGACACTATGCCATTCCTTCTTCTTCTTGTTGAGAGTTACACGACCATGTTCAAAGCGACCCTGTAAGGCCCACATGATTCTATCAGTCTTCTTCTGGTTTCCGTGAGTCAACTCCTCTACACGGAAGTAAGTATTCTGTCTCTTCATCCTATCCATTAGGGGAGACATTACTGCTTGCTTAGAGATACCTTTCTCTATACCTATTGACATAGGTTTATAAGTTTTAACTACTGCAAAGATTTTATTTGCTGTCTCGTCAAGAGTCCAGCGACCAAATATTATGTCCTCAACAAACCAACCTTCTTCTGACACCCAAACAACGGATATGGCAGATTGGTCTAGTCTGGAGGTGTTTCCTTTCGCCTTGGAAACATCTTGGAAACCAGCCAAGTCAATAGCAACATAATAGTCACCATCTCCAGCAGGCTTCTCACCAAAGTTGAGCCAGTCTTCCTTAAACATCTCAGAACCTTGGTTCTTAAAGGATGCCATAAACTCTTGCTGGAAAGCGTGAGTTGACATAGACTTCTTTGCATTATTGATTTCATCGTCATCTAATGTTTCATTATCATAACTTGTGAAGTGCCACGCAGCGAAGGTAATGTCATCATCACCAGATAGCTCGGCATACTTGTATAAATCATAGAAGTGGTTACGACCCTTAGGTGTGCCTATGAATAAGCATCCACCCTTTTGGTCAGCAAGGGCAGGCCTTAAGATTTCTTCAAAGACCTCAGGTTTCATGTCGCCATACTCGTCCATCACTAAGAAACGTAAGGACACACCACGCATCGTGTCAGGCCTGTCAGCACCCTTTAGGGAGATAGTTGAACCATTGACTAGGGTGATCTGCATGTTGTTTATATGAGCTTGTGAGATGACTGGTGCCCCTAGTTCAAGTAGAAGCTTCCAAAGGATATCTCTAGCCTGACCCTGAGTAGGAGCAACGTAGAATACATGTGAGTTGGGGAGAGTAGCTTGTAAGGCATTGACTATTAGAAGCCAAGCAGCTAGGCGGGACTTACCACACCTTCGTCCTGCAGCTACTACTTTAAATCGTGTATCATCGGCCCATACTTTCTTCTGCCATTCCAATAGTTCAATCTGTAAGTCTGACATTAGATAACCTCGTATGTAGCGTCTATAGCGTCATCAGGCTCTTGAGTGTCAGGAGACACCACAGAGGCGCCACCGATACCAGTGATGTTGATCTGTATAGCACTCTTGCCACCACCCTTGACTACCTCTTGTTCAAAGGCTGCTGTAGGTGCGACCCTATCCATGACAAGTTTCCATGCACTCGCTTGGTGTTTGTGGTCATCATCTAAGGCTGCTTTAAAGATTGCCTCTAGCACCTTAGCTGACTGAGGTGAAGCTAACATTCTTGATTTATATTCATTGATAATAGCTGCGTCACCTTTAGGGCGGCCCATCACTCCCTTAGGTTTCTTAAGTGCCGCTGCTGGAGGCCTACCCTTACGCTTAGTAGATGTCGAGGGCATATAGTTCTTATTACGTCTGCCACTTTTGGTTAGTGGAGTACCATCCTCATGTAGACCATAGGGATGTTCTTTTGTTTCTTCTGACATACTAACAATTATCCTTGTGTGGGGTTGTTACTTGAATGGAGTCTTAAGTATACTTAGGTATAAACAAATGTTATGACCAAACACATACTTAGGACGTGTTCGATATCCATCTGAAACCTTAGGTGCCTTAAGACTACTTAAGACACTTAGGTTTAATTCATTAGTTGATTCTTTAATAATTATCAAAGGAAGAAACTAAAGTAGTTAAGTAACTAAACTCTATAACTTAAGTATAGTATAACATATTTGTGTCATAAAGTCAAGTATATTCTAGTCAATTACTAAAAATAACTAAAAGAATTTACTATAAGCTATCATTAGGCCAACTTAAGGCCCTTAAGTATACATAAGAGCCATTAGTACACATTAGTTGGGGCTTGTGTTTTACCTGTGTTATCAAAGGTTTACATTATATTCCGCTGTCAAGACTTAATTCACTTAACTTGGGTATCTGAGGTACCTTTTGTTAGCTTAAGTGCCTTGGGAAATCGAGAATTACCCTATTTTATGTGCCTGAGGGAGCCGAAGGTAAAGCTACGCCCACTTCCCCCTCCCGCCCCCTAGTTATACACAGCCCACAGGTTATCCACAGGCTATACACAGGTTATCCACAGGTTATCAACAGGCTATCCACAGCTTAACCACAGGCACCTAGGTTATACATGGCTTATCCACAGCTTATCAACAGGCCACCTCAGACCTGACCCTAAGGCCACCTAAGTTCCTCCAGTATCCATGTATAACCTAGGTGCCTTGGGGATAACTATGCGTTATACACAGGCATTACACAGGATATCCACAGACACATCGGGCCTGATGCATACCTAAGGCCTTGGGTCAAGCGTGACTATCTGAGGGGATAGAGTCACAGAGGTTTCAGAAGTTGACATATGTGTCCCTAGGTGCGTC